AGGCGGCATGTGTGATAGTCAATGTTTTTGCAGCCGCCGCCATTGTGCCGTCTGAGTCCCAGCGATAGGACTGATCAAGCAGCCATTGATACATGGCGCCGCACATGTCCTCTGCTCCGTAATTGGCGATCATACGGCGTCCGGCTGTGTCTATGTGCCCGCCTGTTGTAACCGGATCGGCAGATCCGGTAATATTTGTTTTTTGATTACTGCCCTCTGCGGCACGCTGGAACTCAGCGTCCCACATTAAACGTGATCCAACCTTCCCACACCTATCAACCACATCATTCCAGGTGATCGTGTCGAGGATTGTCCCTCCATATACCGACTGCACTCCACCTGCGCCGTTATCTGACGCCAAATAGACAGACTCCCACAAATTATTATCAGGATTCCAATACATGCCCGCCTGTAGGCCATTACGCGCCCGATGCTTGAGGTCCCAGATAGACTGTGGCAGAATATCCTTTTGGACGTAGTCGGTTAACGTGTGCCCGGAGATCGTCCCCACATTCGCGCAGAGCGTATGAAACCCGCCGATTTTGCGGCTTGTTGTTGCGTCATAACCCGCCGGGTAGGTGGAGTTCAAAGATGTCACAAAAACAATCTGCCCAGCCGAAACGCAGGCATAAACGCGGTAATCACTTCCTGCCGCCAGGACTCCTGTGTCCAGATTAATTACGGCATCGATGGAAACATCGGTATCACAGAAAAACCAGACCGTGCCGATTCGTAACGGTATTAAACTAGAACCTTTGAAAACTACTTTTTTGTGATCCGTCTCATGGGCGACGATAAGCCTGTCTAGTTTATCCAGGGCAAATCCCGCCAGGATTGCCCCACCATAGGCGATGTCTTCCTGGTTAATTCCAAATACTCCTGGGTATTTTGCTATGTTTACGCGTCGATTGGCCATTTTAAACCTCCTCTGCCGCGCTAGACGGGTATTGTGCGATTAAAACCGCCACCGCCGTGCGACTTGCAAAACCCTTGATCCGCCAAAGCGGCATGGGATTATCGATATCCTCTGTTTCTTCTGTGCCGTCCTCAGATATGGAAATTACCCGCTTGGCGGTTTCATCATCCGCATCCTGGATGGCGCGCAGATCCGCAAGCACCCGCTCTCTGAATTCCGGCACGGCCAACAGGTTTTTAAAATCCTGAACAGTTGCGATATGTTTCGGGTATCCGTTCATTGGCTCAACCTCCCTGTGATCGTCCCGGAGGTATAGTCGCCGGTCTTGACGCCAAGACGATAGAAGATGCCATCTTCAATTTCGCGACCGACATATTCGCCGTTGGCAGAGAATGTCGCTACGTCCAGCCATGTTAAGCCGCCATCGAAACTGCGCTGTACAGTAACTATGGCAACCCAGGTGCCGGAGAGCGAGACATTAAACCTGCCCCCTATGACGAGATTCCCTGAATATTGATTTTCACCTATGATGGACACCGTTTTGTATTGGGCACTCATTGTGTTTTCTCCTTTTGCATTATTTTATACTATTATCCTTTTTGCGTGCGTTTCACATTTTTCTTGATCTCACCATCAAAGCCCCCTCTAGAGAGAGGGCTTTAAGCTAAGGTCAAGTCTGGTTATTTTTTGCGCAATTTCTTCAGCAATTTAATCAATTCATCTTTTCTCAGGCCTCTGAGCGTTTCATCGGGAGCGATCTTGGCTATCTGTTCCGACAGCCACGCCACAGTCATGGCCTCAAGGTCTTCTTGTGCCGGGATTTCCGCCGCAGCTTTCGCAGACGTTTCATCTGCTTTCTTTACCTGCTCTGCAAAATCTTTCTGGGCCGGGGTCATCGCAGCCTTCTTGACAACTTCGACGATCAGCATTGGCTCCGCTTTCAGAACAGCCAGTTCCTCTTTGGTAAATTTATCGTCGGAATATTCGACGGACTCCGTGGGATGCGCGATACCGCATCTGCGGAAGTCTTTCTTTTTGCTTTTAATTTTTATGGGCATGGTAAATCACCTCGTTATTCGTTATTCGTTATTCGTGAAGCGTGAAGCGTAAACCGCGAGATGCGAAATACGCTTCACGAGTCACGTTGTTATTTAACCCAGCCCGGTGCTGGCCCAGCTCATCTGCCAGAAGGCATAGCCACCGGCAACACGCGCTTCAGCGCCGAAACGGAATGTCTTGCGCATAAAGACATTATCTGTCTGCGCGTCGGTCTGCTCTACGAATACCGGAGCTTTCCTTTCCTGATAGACAAAAGGTTTTACCGGCATTTGGGTGCAATGGAGGAACCAGGCCGTGGTGGAAGTCAATCGCGGATTGACAACCAGCTCTGCTGTGCCGAAATAGGGGTTGGGTGTATCGTCAGCCAGTTTTTCCATTGCGACCAGGCGTTTGCCCTGAAGCTCCAGCGCCGGAGGAACCTCCAGAACGTTGGGAACTAATCCCAGGGGACGGCCGTCATCGTCTTTGAAACTCATGATCGCCGTGCGGGCCACGCCATAGGATGCTACAGCCAATGCCTGTGTGGCTCCTGAAAGCACTACCGTACCTTTGTTGGAAACTGATACTTTGGCCTCGCCGACGGGATGATCGTCATCATAGAAATACTGCCCATCGTAACAAACACTGGCAAAGGCATTATTCTTCAGGTCCGCCACAATTTCATCCGGAAGCTGTTTGGCACTGTAACCGGCCATCTGCGCCTGAGGGGCATAGATGCCGAGATTGTCGTCTTCAATATCGTTGCGATTGACTCCGACTGTGGCCTCAAAATCGTCATTGACAACGGTATATTTAAAAGCTTCCAGCGACTTGAGAACTTTATCGCCAATCCACTTGCGCATTTTAGGAAATGCGGAGAGCCAGGTGTAATCGTTCTGGCTTGATCCACTGGGAACCAGCATGGCTGTTTTCTGCCACTGTGCGGGTGTGGCCTCAAAGGCATTGTTAAACGTGGTCTTCAAGGTCAGAAAGACCGCTGCGATTGCTGCTTTATTTACTAACATGGTTTCCTCCTGTTTTAAATTCGTTATTCGTTAATCCCATTCGCCTATAGTGGCCTTCAGGCCATTCGCTCAGGGATAATTCGCTCTAGAGTTTTCCGCACATTACGTGTGCGGAAAACTCAGGCTCATTAGGCCGTTAACAACTTCTTTTTGTACACAATGTAAGCGCCGAACATGATCACGTCATCCGTGCCGAGCGTTCCATTCTTCGGTTTGATGGTCAACTCCATCAAGTTGGGATATGCCGCTAGGTCAGCCGCCGCGAAGGCAAACGTCACGTGCTGGATGGTCTTGGTGCTGGAATTGGCCATAGCATCGGTATCGCCTGCGGCGAAATCGGCATCGGCGTCGTAGAGTGCGCCGACTACGTTATTGAAAGCCGCGATGGTGAACTTGGTAAGGTCTCCCACCGTTGCTCCCACTTTTGCCGCGATGATATGGAGCGTCATGATCGCGGTGATATCCGCATCAGGCGGAATCAACACTTTGGCTGCTACTGCTGGCCCCGGTGTCGCGTGGTTATTCCAGCGAATGCCCATACCTTTTGAGGTTACGCAGTAACCGCCGGAGACAGCGTCTTCACTGGCAAACGCTGCCAGGGCAACACCGGCGGAATTAAATACCGGCGTGGGGATTAGGATGATTCCCTGTGCGGATTTTATATCCTGATAAATTTCCTGAAGGGCTGCTTCCACTTCGGTCTGCTCGGTGAAATTTCCCGCATCGGCGATGGATACAGCAGAGGCGCTATGCGCGGCGCTGCCATCGGCAATGTGTGTTGCCACATCGGCCTGTTTGATAGCCGGTTCGATATCCACCATCGCGTGGGTTGTATCGATGTATTCGGCAATGATACCGCAGAATATCTTGTTTGTGACATTGCCCGTGAGATCAACCGATTCATCATCGACCAGGAAAACATTGTCGCTAACATTGGCGATGGTGATAGCTGTGGCCAGTTTCATTTTGAAAAGGCCGCGCCTCTTGACGGTGACTTTGATCGCGCCAAGTGCCCCTAATGAATTATCGGCTCGTTCTTTTGCTATGCCACAAAAGATCTGCCCTGCCGTATCCGCGCCTGGGACGGCGTAACCCGCAGCATTGACGCTGGTTAAAGCGCCGCCGTAAATGATATCCGCGTTGACCACCGGAAGCCCTATTTCGACACCCTGTGTGTATTCGATTGCTTTGTCGCCGGTGAGTGTTCCTCTCTGTGAAGAGAACATACCTGCCGTAAAGTTTCTGAAGCTTTCACTGAGCCAGAGTAGCGCGAAAAAAACCACCAGAAACATTACCGCTGTTGTTAAACTGATTATTGGACTCATATTTTGTTTTCCTCCTTGTTGATTTTTTAGAATTCTCTTTATCCCATTCGTTACGCTCAGGGACAATTCGACTAACGCTTCGAGTTTCGCTGCGCTCGCTCTTAGCTAGTCTTATTGTATTTCTTGAACATCTCGTCGCTTACGCCCATCATCTTGTTGACTGATTTCTGAAGATCATCGGAGACCGCGCCGGTTTGATCTTTGGCCACAATAATCTCCGCTACCGGGATCACGCTGCCGACAGGGCGTGACAACACGATGGTTTTAAACGATTCCGGATTCTTCTTGGCCAGATCGCGTCCCCACTTTTCGAGTTCGTCCGGGCTGGTCTTGCCTTCTTTGAGTGCCAGCGACACAAGATCCTGCTGCTCCATGTCGGCAATTTTCTGCGTGAGTTTGGCCACTTCGAGCGACAATGTTTTAGCCACATCGCCCGGAGCTTTCAGCGATGCCACGATCGAGATAACTTCATCTTTACCAGCTTCCGCTTTTGCGCCCAATGCGTCCAGCACTTCCTTGCAGGCGATTACCGGCTTGGCAGTCTCCAGCGTTTTTAGTTTGTTCACCGTAATTTCTACGGCCTCCATAACTTTTTCCTCTGCGGTATCAGCCGCGAGGCCAAACAATTTTCTGAGTTTCTCTAACATGCCTACCTCCTTCTTTTTTTGGTTTTCTTCGTGGTTAAATTTAGCTACAATCGGACTCAGGTTATTAATCGCCGGTGTGTTGGTCAGCGCCACATTGATGAGCTGGACTATTTTACGGTCGCTTGCCCGAAGCACCATCACCGGGGAAAAATAACGGTATTCCCGATTCTCCAAATAATCTTTTGCCTTCTTTGTCCAATCGACTGCTACCCAAAGACCTTCTTTGCCTTTCCATGTCAGTTTCTTTATCCATCCCGCTGCGGGTGCCTGATCGTCCTTCAGGGTTTGATGCTCATAATCGACAACCATATCGTTGCCGCGCTGGCTGAATGCGGCGATAATAGCGTCTGCGCCCTGCTCATCGAGGTACGCAGGAGCTTCTCCGTGAATCTCGATTTTGCCTTCCGGCAGCACCTGAAACTCAGCTGGTGCTCCGGCCATTTCCTTCAAAACTGCGAAGATAAAATTTTTCATTAAATCACCTTCCCCATGATGTATTCATTGATAATGCCGACAATTTCGTCACCGTCTTTCCTGCTCAAACCCAGAAACGGGCGGGCGGGAATATTTTTTTTCTTAAAGCCGTAATGATGAACGGCGGCATATATTTTATTTGTGCCGATTTCCACGGTGTTATTGCCGATCATCTGATACCGGATGCTGTTCTTTAATTGGCCGGATTCAGTCAATATCTTGTCGCGCTTCTTTCGTTTCAGCGTCGCCGGTTTTAGCGCGGCCCAGGGATCGCCTGCCGGATCAGGGCCGCCTGCTTCAAAACGGCACTTGGTCTGTTCGGCTATTCTGTCGCCGATTGCCTTCAGGATCGGTGCCGGATTCGACATCCGGGACGCTATCTCGCCCAGTCTTTTTATAACGGCTTCTGCTCCGTCTATTTTTATGTTGATTTCAGCCATTTAAACTCTTCATTTCCTTCCGCAGCTTAGCTGCGATATCTTTAGGCAGTCTGGAGATGACGCCTTCCAGTATTTTGTGCGACTGTGTTGCCGCCGCTTCGCCGACATTGTAACCCCAACCTTTATCGATGCCGACGGGCTCGCCCGTTTTCTCGTCGATGGGCGACGGCGGCGCTTCGCCCAGCCCTTTTTGCTGCGCTTTGGCGTATTCACTGCGCGTCGAACCAAAAACCCGGCAGGTGCATCCCCAGCCGTTGGGCGCGTAGTGGGTTTGCCACCAGGGATCATCAGCCGGAAGGGTGATCCCGTCCCAGGCTAAATGTTCCGGACGCGGGACAACGCTGTCCCCATGCTTGTAGGTCAGATACGGCATGACCTGTAATTGTTCCGGATCTGTGAGCTGCGCCCAGCGACCGGCGGCATAGGAGGTGCTGATGTTGGTGGAGTAGATCAGCGCACTGCGCCAGTTGCGTGTCCCGTTGTAACTCCAGCCGTTTTTCTCCACGATGGAATCGAAGTCCTTCCGGAAATCTTCCAGCGTCGTTCCTTCGCTGATGGCCTTTTCCACGGCATCACGGAAGTCGGCTAAAAGTTCGGCCTTATAAGCGCCTGCAACCATGAAGCCTTTCGCGTGCTGGGCCTTCCAAAGATCGTCCCATCGCGCGGTCGGAATATTCAATTTGTTTTTGAAAAATGATTCCTGTTCGGCAAACGGCAGTTTAAAAACTGCATTCAGCGCAGGTTCGGAATCATTGATCTTATTTTGTTTCAGTTCCATCAACGCTCCCTACGCACGTCATAACGTCCGGCTGCTTCGGCCAGAAGCATTCCCCTGGCAATAACCGCGCCGAGACTGGCCGGGTCCATTTCGCTATAAAGATCGATAATGCTGTTTTTCAGGTTTTCCATGCTTGCCTCCGTTTCGACTAACTGCTTCAGGGACAGGACAAAAGCGTCGGTCAGGGGAAGGGTCTCTTCTCCGATTTTCTCCGCAAGGATGTCCGGTGTGTCTTTTTCGCCCCCCGTAAATGCCCCGGAGCCTACAACGATTTTGCTGTCATGCCGTTTGGGCAGCGTGTCTTTTACGGCCAGCGGATTAAATGATCCCGTTGACCGTGGAGAAAGAATAGTCTCTCCTTTTTTGGGCATCGGGATCTTGAAACGCTCGGACACGTGCTCGGCGGAGATTGGTTGACCGATATCGGATGCGCCTTTGTAGACGGTTATAAGCTCGGACATGTCTTCCGGGCGCTCATATAAAATATTGAACCAGGGCAGAGGCTTGTCCCAGCCGAAATTATAACCGACCAGCGGGCGAATGATCTGGTGGCGAATAGTTTTACCCAGCGATTCCGCGTCGGCCTTGATCAGATCGTGCCGGACTCTATCCTGCGCGTCTTCATTGCCCAGTTTGCCC